AAGGCAAGGTCACCTCCTAGGAGGTGCCACAATATCATAGGCTTATCCAAAATTCTCTGGTTTGCCATCTTCTTTTTCCTGCAGGTTTTTTTCGCTCGAAATCACAACACCCAGGGGGGCCAGCATCTGCGCGCCACGCTGCTGGTTTCCCCCACTGGGTGAGGTGAGTGTATTTTGAGCATTTTTTGAAGTAAATTAACAGTCAGTAGAGACGATCCAAGAAATAGAGTTCGAGAAAAGTGAGAAAAAAGAGTTTGCATAGTATTGTACATGGCATATGATCTGCCAGTTTTACGACATCCAATCACCGCCGTCTTCGCCATCCATGTAGACGGGATCACCAAAGGAATCAGAAGTATCGAGAGGGATGCTTGCCACTGCCGACTTGAGCTGCTTCACGATCTCGTCCCAGCCTTCACGCGTCTCTGTGACCATCATCCAGGTGCCAAACATGCTGCCTCCGCGATCCCAGCCATCTTCAATGACGCCAGGGTTGGACCAGATGTACTCAAAGATCTGCCCTGGCGAGATGTCTTCCCACAAGTCTTCGACAGGCGCGAGCGCTACAGCCGTGGGGATGGATATCGCCTGAGATGGATCTGGAGGTGCAGCAGCCGCTGGCTCCTCAGGAGCATCAACCATTGCAGTGTGCAGCCTGCTGGGCTTGTAAGATGTATGTCTGCCTTCGACATCAGCGTGAGCCCAGGATGAGACGAGTGATGCAACGCTGCACACCAGGGGCACGTTGATGGAACCACCGAACCTTGGGATGATCTGGGCCATCTTGTTGACAGCTATTGCGAACTCCTCTTCATTCGTGACCTTGGCACTGGAGTCGAGGTCTTCCATCGCACAAGTCGCAATATATTCATCGCGCGCGATCTCATCACTGAGGTGGTTGGCAGAGGAAGAGATGACTTGGTCAGCATATTGGGACCACAGCACGTTGTCGTCGAGCCGGCCGGCTGCAGTGAGCGACCTGATGTTCCTCTTCAAGAAGGCTGCCTCGTAGTTGATGCGGGTGAGGTTGTCGCCAGTGTCTCTCGTCTGAGCCATAGCTCTGCCCTTGACCTCGCGTCTGCCTGAGGCATATGACCACTGGGCTTTGATGACCCGAGTAACAGCAACTCTCGCGCTCGCGTGTGTTGTGCCAACGAGGCTCTTTGACGCATATTCTTCAGATGTTTTCCCCTTTAGCTTCCAGAGTGACTTTGCGACAGCTTCTAGGAATTGGATGGTGCTTGTAGCTGTGCCGACATACGACGTAACCGTGTGTTGGAGGTCATCATTCTGATCTGAGACTCTGAAGCCTCTCATTCCAGCTGCGTTGAGAACAGTACGGATAGCAACGCTGACCTCGGTGTTGCCTCGGAGCTTGTGTACCTCGGAGATCAGGTTGCGGATCTTAGCCTGGGTGAATTCACTCTCTTTGAGCGCTGCTCTGTGCTCCATTTCTTCAATCCAAGCCACAATGTTGCTCTTGTAGAATGCATCTGACAACTCTGCGGCTGCAACAGGATGAGCTAGCGCCATGGTGACGGCTTGCGTGTCGGGGTATGACTGGCCAAGGGTCCTCAAGGCATCGTTTGACCCAGCTGCCGCTAGAACTGTGGTGATGCGTTCCGTGGAAGGTAATGAATGCTGGCCAGGATCTGCAAAGCCTGTGGCTCGGGGGACGACAGGCTCGCTGCGCAGCACAATCGAGCTTGAGTCGGTGGTGACCCTGATGGGGACGATAGCAGTCTCTACGGTGACTCTTGTGGTAGTAGGAGCGGGGCCAATGGCTCCCTCGACCTCTTCGGCCTCAATGAAGCGCTCATACAGTCGGTTAGCAGCACGAGTCCCTGCAATTTCGTACAGTGCGGCGACGTGTTCCATCATCTCGTACGTGCATGCAACCTTTGCTGATGCTGCGAGAGGGGAGTCGATGTCGCAAAAGGCGGTGATACCCAGGTACGTCTGAACGGGTACGGGGGACTCAGGAGTTGTAGGTGAGTCGAGCAGAGCAGCGCCACTAGGCTTAATTGCAAAGCCGTATGAGAAGTTGCCAGTAGAGCTCCTCATGCCCAGTGCTGCCTCGAGGAGGCCCGCAGTTCGAAGGATCGTTACATCTGCCATGATATCATGCATGTGTGAGTGAGCACTCCCGTATCTGGTAAGCGCACGGGCGTCGACTCTGACAGACCCTTGAGTGTTTGGGAAGCAGAATATGATGTGATTGACTTTGGAATGACGGAGGGAGATACGCTTTGGGGACCCATCAAACTCCTTGCCGAGGAGTGAGAGGAGCCTATCGTCGTGTCTGCCTGACCATGAGTGGAAGAACAGCTGAGACAGAGCTTTGTGGTGTGCACCGTTTGCAGCTGCCCACCTCAGTGCAGCGAGACCAGCAGCAATCTTCCTCTTGACCGGGTTGTACAAGGAGATGCGAGACTCATTCGTAAGGTTAGAACCAGCACTCCTGAACCCTTTGAAGCCAATGTCAATGAGGGTTGAAGAATACAAGTCCTTGTCCCCAGAGCCAATCGTCCTCAAGAGCCGGGTGTGAAGGAAGGAGACAGTAGTGAGGCGCAGTGCACGCTCAGATGAGAGGTCGATGGTGCCTTGGAAAGCCCAAACTGAGTACGGGCATGGGTATGTGTGGTTGATGATGCGGTAGTCACCATGGTGCTGAGTCCGGAGCTGTTTTGCGAACTCATAAGATCCGATGTCGCAGAGGATTTCCGCAGCGCGAGTGCCAGACCAACGCGACATCTTGACCAGTTCGACTATGACAGACAAGTTCTCACGGTCAGCGTGCTGAACACGGCGCCGCAGCGCACCAATGCCTCGCGCACCGAGCAGAAATGCAATTAGCTCGTTCTTATCAACTCGTGCCATAGTTTCGTCGACGAAGGCATCTGGCATGTTAGCGCTGATCTCCTCGAGTAAACCCGCTTCGTGCTCCCCTGCAAGCAGAGTAGCTTTGACCGCTGCCTTGTAGGCTGGGTCTTCTTCTATGAGGTCGAGGGAGCAGAAGGGCTCAGCCATGCCACGGGAGCGAGCAGCTTCGCGGAAGGCGCGGGACACCGCAGTTTGCGCAGAGCGGTGGTCAGCTACAGTGTACCCAAATGGGTTCCTGAAGGCGCTAGTCGCAGACGCAATGGCTGGTTCCTGGCTGATGATAGCTGAGACGGTGTGCATCATGCCGAGGTGAGCAATGTCAGCGCAGAACTCAAGGTACCACGACAGCATGTCTTGAGCACCAGTGGCAAAGAGTGCTGTGAGGGGTCTGATACCAAGGCCATTCATCCCAGGTGGCGCGAGAGCAATTGCTGCTTGGTCAAAGTTCGACAGCGTGGCTAGCTCGGGGTATGCCTTGTATGCGAGCATGTAGCAACTCCAAGCAGCGATCCAGTATGTGATGAATGGGTCTGCTCCTTGGTTCGCTGCAGAGGATGCGACGCCCATCGTGGATGCAACTTGCTCAGGGATAGATGCGAATCTTCTCGCGTGATCGCGATCAATACGCATCATTGTCTTTGTCGCATGCGGGACTTGCGCACCATCAATGTATAACTCGTTGAGGTACACAAACTTGATTGAGGAGAAGAATGACTTCACATCATCCATAACGAACCCCAACTCAGCATAGATCTCATTCAGGAGCTCACGTGCAAGCTCGGCTTTCTTCTTGGCCTCCTCAGGGGTCCCGTCGACAACAACTGATGTGGCTGCATCATCGATGAGACAAAGGGTGTATGCAGTCTCCGTGCGCGAGAGGATGTTGCGGTTGCGTAACTCGTAGGCCCAGTACACCAGGACATGAGCGTGCATGGTAGTGTCAGACGTCGCGGGCCAACCTTGGATGTTGCCTTCAGGGACATGAGCTGATTCCTTGACACCGCGCCTGTCGACAAAGAGGGTGAGGAGGTCCCAAAGCTGCTTGACAGCGCGGGGGTTTGGGCATTCAGTTGTACCGATTGCGTACTCCTGCCAGGCATGGAACATTGCTCTTGGCATCGTAGGACTCCACCCAGTGAGGTCAGTTGAGCTGCCAATGGACATCTTGAGGGCGTAGTTTGAGAGTGCACCAGCCATGTGCTGGAATTTGCGCTTGTGTTTGACATAGTCAACCCTGATCGAGACACCAGGAGTCTGAGCAGCGAGGGGGCGGAGGCATTTGTCAATCTCAGAGAATATCTCACGGGCGGTATCGCAGGCTGAGAGGGTCTCGCGGACCTTCTTCCCAGGCTTAGTGTTCTCAGCCTTGCCAGCCTCTGCAGCTATCACAACGTCGTCGGGGCTGAGGTTCTGATTCATGACTCGGGTGCGCCAAGAAGGCATGGACTCCCCAGTTGACAGTAAAGGGCCTCGGAAGATGGCGGCAAGGAGTTCGTTCTGGTCAATCTGGGAAAGATCACGCGACTTTGCACGGTCCATGTACTTGCTCAGGTTGGCAACG